TCATACTTTTATGGCTTCTGTCGCTGCTTAAACGTTAACGTGTCTAACAAAAGGTCACTGCTATGTCTATTACTCTTAGTGAAGACAAGGATCCAAGCTTTCAGCTTGAGGTCGAAGTTGCAAAGTCTCTCTGTGAAACAGTTGATACACCGCGATCTCTCGCTGTTTATCTTCTGCTTTCTTATCGTGAGTTTGGCCAATATTTGGATCTTACGTGCGATCCTGACAACTATGACGACACCGGCAATTTCGCCGATGATTATCTTGTGTCAGAAATCTTACGTAAATCTCCATTGTTGCCCGTACAAATCGATCGAAGAGAGGCAGCTCAGACATCCTTTTGGATGTCGGAGCTTGGCTGTTATGCCACTAACATCCGTCTTAAAACCGAAACGTTCAATTATGAACATGCAGTTCGACGCCGGATAAGTGACATCCTGGGTCCGCTTGATCTAAAGGCTCTTCGAGAAATTGAAGAGAATTTCGGTCACGGTCCAGGGGCGACAGCCAGCTTGCGTGGTTATGGTATTGTTGCTAGCGATAAGTTCGAAAAGCCATTAAGTATGACTGTCGAACTTATGCCATATTTCAAATCAATTCTATCCGAAAGTTGGCACGAAGCCCACTCAGGAAAGGTTGACGTGATTTATGGCAGCAAGTTTACCACGGTTCCCAAAAATGCGAAGACTGATCGAGGTATATGCGCCGAACCAACTCTGAACATGTATGTTCAGCGTGGTATCGGTAAATATATTCGAAATCGTCTTCGCAGAAATGGGCTCGATTTGAGATATCAAGGCAGAAACAGTGAACTCGCCCGTAGAGCATGGAAAGATGGTCTTGCGACCATTGACCTAAGCGCTGCAAGCGATTCGCTATCATCTGAACTGATTCTCTCATACCTTCCTGACTCATGGGTTCAACTACTCTCGTTATGTCGCTGTCATCGTGTTTTTATCGATGGCGAGTGGCATGAGCTTGAGAAGTTTTCTTCCATGGGAAATGGATATACATTCGAATTAGAAAGTTTAATCTTCTATGCCGTTTGTACAGCCATTGTTCCGAGAAGGTTCTCAGCTGACGTTGGCGTTTACGGGGATGACATAGTCATACCTGCATCGTTTTCGACTGCTGTTATCGAAGCACTTAAGTTCTTAGGCTTTAGTGTTAACCAAAGTAAAAGTTTCTTGGCAGGAAACTTTTATGAATCTTGCGGTACTGATTACTTTAAAGGTACAGAAGTTAGACCTTTTTACTTGAAGGGTTATACCCAGAAAGATCAAGGTTTAGTTCCATACCAATTAAGAATCGCCAATCGACTGCGTAATTATGCGCATAAGAGAGGTGATTTTCAGTACTGTGATGAACGGTTTCGTTCACTCTGGGTGAGGCTTTTTCAATCTCTTCCACGTATGTGGAGAAAATGTAAAGTCCCACCTTCATTCGGAGATTTAGGAGTTGTTACTTCTAAATCCGAAGCTCGAGTGAAACGTCTACCACATCAACATGAGGGGTTCTCCTTCTTAAGCATATCTTTTACGCCTAAGAAGGTGGAGAAAAGAACACATTTTGTCCTTCTATCCCTCCTCTCGCAAGGTTGCTCTACTGATGTCGCTACGTTTGGGCGTGAGCCTCGACGTGGCTATCTCGGTAAAGCATTCCCTAAGAAGTCCAGTGTTTCACATTGGACAGACAGTCTTCTCTGGGGGCCATAGAGGCCTCTAGAGTCGTCCTTCGATAAGAAGGGGAGTGTGTTCTCTTTAGAACACGTG